GGATAGGCAGCAGCGTGATCATCTCCGCCAACACCGAGAACCAGTTGCGTAAGGTGACCTGGGGTGAGTTGACTAAGTGGGCCACGATGGCCATCAACAAGCACTGGTGGGAGATCTCCGCGACGAACCTGTCCCCTGCCGCGTGGATAACCGACCTGGTGGAGCGGGACCTTAAAAAGGGTACGCGGTACTGGGGCGCCGAGGGGAAGCTGTGGAGCGAGGAGAACCCCGACGGCTACGCTGGTGTCCATAATATGGACGGCATGATGGTCATATTCGATGAAGCATCGGGTATCCCAGACGCCATCTGGAGCGTGGCCGCTGGCTTCTTTACCGAGAAGATTCTGGATAGGTACTGGTTCGCCTTCAGTAACCCACGGCGAAACAGCGGGTACTTCTTTGAGTGTTTCCACGCCAAACGGGACTTCTGGGACACCGAGATCATCGACGCCCGCTCGGTCGAGGGCACCGACAAGGGCGTCTACGACCAGATCATCGCCGAGTACGGTGAGGACAGTATCCAAGCCCGGGTGGAGGTGTATGGCGAGTTCCCAGCCGCTGGCGAGGACCAGTTCATCTCCCCCGTGACAGTCGAGGATGCGTTCAAACGGGCACGGTACAAAGACCCGACAGCCCCGATCATCGTGGGCGTCGACCCCGCCCGAGGCGGCATGGACAGCACAGTCATCGTGGTGCGCCAAGGGCGGGACCTGGTGGCCATCAAACGCTACAAGGGCGAAGACACTATGGCCGTGGTGGGCCACGTCATCGACGCCATCGAGGAATACAAGCCCTCGCTGACCGTGATCGACGAGGGTGGACTGGGCTACGGCATACTTGACCGGTTGACCGAGCAGCGGTATAAAGTCAAGGGTGTGAACTTCGGGTCGAAGTCCAAGATGCCCCTCATGTGGGGCAACAAACGGGCTGAGATGTGGGGTGCGATGCGGGACTGGCTCAAAACCGCGTCGATTCCAGTGGACAGAGGACTCAAAAACGACCTGATCGGCCCCATGAAGAAGCCCGACTCCAAGGGCACGATCTTTTTGGAGGGGAAGAAGGAGATGAAGGCCCGCGGACTGGCCTCTCCCGACGCCGCCGACGCCCTGGCCGTAACTTTTGCGTTCCCCGTGGCCCATCGGCAGTACAATGAGCGTAAGGAGCGCCGACCCGTGCAGCTAGGTGCGACCGTTTCAACAGGATGGATGGGGAACTGATATGCCACTCGCCAAATCTACCAAGCCAGCCGCCTTCCGAGCCAACGTCAAGGCCGAGGTTCAGGCGGGAAAGCCCGTCAAGCAAGCTGTGGCCATCGCCTACAGCGTCAAGCGCGAAGCCGCCAAAGCAGCCCCGAAGGGTAAAAAGTAATGCCACAAGACTACTCTGGCGTAGGTGCCGTTGAATCCCTGTCAGTCAGCGGCGCCAAGGGCTCCAAGAGCAAGGACGAGATCCTATCCCTTGCCCGTGACCGCATGAACGTGGCCATCTCGGCCTATTCCGAGTCCCGTGAGGATGAGCTGGACGATCTGCGCTTCTACGCAGGCTCCCCCGACAACCAGTGGCAGTGGCCCGCTGACGTGCTGGCCACCCGTGGCGCCGTCCAAGGGCAGACCATCAACGCTCGCCCTTGCCTGACCATCAACAAGCTGCCGCAGCACGTCCGCCAGGTCACCAACGACCAGCGGCAGAACCGACCAAGCGGCAAGGTGATCCCGGTTGACGATGACGCAGACGTGGAAGTGGCCGAGGTATTCGACGGCATGGTGCGCCACATCGAGTACATTAGCGATGCCGACGTGGCTTACGACACCGCCTGCGAGAACCAGGTGGCCTATGGCGAGGGTTACATCCGTATCCTGACCGAATACTGCGACGATGACAGCTTCGACCAAGACATCAAGATTGGTCGCATTCGGAACAGTTTTTCGGTCTACATGGACCCGCTGATTCAAGACCCGTGCGGTGCCGATGCCAAGTGGTGCTTTATCACCGAGGACATCACCAAGGACGAATACCACCAGCTCTACCCCAACGCTAGCCCCGCCAACACCCTGCAATCGCTGGGCGTGGGCGATATGTCACTGGCGCAGTGGATGAACGAGAAAACCATTCGGATTGCCGAATACTTCTACGTTGAGTACGAACACAGCAAGCTGAACCTGTACCCCGGCAACGCCACGGCGTTTGAAGGTACGCCCGAGGACAAATACCTGCGTGGCGTGTTTGGTAAGCCGGTGAAGTCCCGTACCGCTGACCGCAAAAAGATCAAGTGGTGCAAGATCAACGGCTACGAGATTCTGGAAGAGCAGGACTGGGCTGGCAAGCATATCCCCGTGGTGCGGGTGGTGGGCAACGAGTACGAGGTCGATGGTCGTATCCACGTTTCCGGCTTGGTGCGCAACGCCAAGGACGCCCAGCGGATGTACAACTACTGGGTGTCGCAGGAAGCTGAGATGCTGGCGCTGGCACCCAAGGCACCATTCATTGGCTACGGTGGCCAGTTTGAGGGCTACGAAACCCAGTGGAAAACGGCCAACACGCAGAACTGGCCGTATCTGGAGGTCAACCCGGACGTGACCGACGGCGCTGGCAACATGCTGCCGCTGCCCCAACGCGCCCAGCCCCCGATGGCCTCCAGTGGTCTGTTGCAGGCTAAACTGGGTGCTTCTGAGGACATCAAGGCCACTACGGGTCAGTTTGATGCGTCCTTGGGTATGCAGGGCAACGAACGCTCTGGTAAAGCCATCCTAGCCCGTCAGAAAGAAGGCGACACTGGAACCTACCATTATGTGGATAATCTGGCCCGCGCTGTTCGTCATGTTACTCGCCAGCTGGTGGATCTGATTCCCAAGATTTACGACACCCAGCGCATCGCCCGCATCATCGGTGAAGATGGCGAGGCCGATATGGTCAAGATCAACCCTGACCAGCAGGAGCCGGTCAAGAAGATCGTGAACCAAGAAGGCCTGGTAATCGAGAAAATCTACAACCCGTCCGTCGGCAAGTACGATGTCGTGGTTGTGACCGGCCCGGGCTACGCCACCAAGCGTCAGGAAGCCCTTGAAGCCATGGCCCAGTTGCTCCAAGGCAACCCGGATCTGTGGAAAGTGGCTGGTGATCTGTTCGTCAAGAACATGGATTGGCCGGGTGCTCAAGAAATGGCCAAGCGGTTTGCCAAGACCATTGACCCATCACTCATGGGTGATGCCGAGGACAACCCGGCTCTGGCCGCAGCCCAGCAGCAAATGCAGGCAATGGGTCAGGAAATGGAGCAGATGCACCAGATGATCCAGAACTTCAGCAAATCGGTGGAAGCCCGTGACCTGGAGATCAAGGAATTTGAGTCCACCATCAAGGCGTTTGACGCTGAAACCAAGCGAATCAGCGCAGTGCAGGCGTCCATGTCGCCTGAACAAATCAGTGATATAGTTTTGGGCACGGTCCACGGGATGCTGACCTCTGGTGACTTGGTTGGCGAGATGCCGGGGCGCGAATCGCCGCAGGAGGACGTAAATGAAGGTCAATGATTTCATCGGGATGCTGTTTTTGGCCCGGGATGTGACCCATTCCGTGCACCTAAACACCCGCAGCTATGCCAAGCACAAGGCGCTCAATGAGTTTTACGACGAAATCGTGGAACTGGCTGACAGTTTTGCCGAGGCCTACCAAGGTCGCCACGGTCTGATTGGCCCAATCAGCCTGATGAGCGCCAAAAAGACCACCAATGTGATCGAATTTCTCACCGATCAGCTAAAAGAGATCGAGGACGTGCGCTATGACGTGGTGGACCGCAAGGATACCGCGCTGCACAACCTAATTGACGAAATTGTTGCGCTGTATCTCTCCACCCTGTACAAGTTGAGATTTCTGGCATGATTGAGCTATCTGGTCAGCCTGGTGAACTGCGTTTTACGGTGGAAATCAAACGCAAAGAGACCGGAAAAGTGGAGACCTATGATCTGGTCGGCTACTTGGACGCGGACAAACTGAAGGAACTTCAAAATGGCAGTAACCCACAGCACGACAGCTCGCAATAATGCAACGGATGCCGTCACTGGCACCATTGGCGCAAGTGGCAACCTCAAGTTTCGCCTCACTGGCACGATTGGTGCGCCAGGCACCGCGGTGGCCACGTTGCCGCTGTCGGCAACCGCCTTCGGAGCATCGTCCAGCGGCACCGCCACTGCCAACGCCATCACCAGCGACACCAACGCCACCGGAAACGCCTCGCCAGTTGCCACCGCCACCCTGGAAACATCGGGTGGGACTGTGGTGATTCACTGCGCCGTGGCAGCGTCGGGCTCGGACATCAACATGACCGGTGGCCTGACCGTTGCGGCTGGCGACACCGTTTCTTGCTCCAGCCTTACATACACCGCACTGAGCGCATAACATGGCACTGGTACTCGCAGATCGAGTCCAAGAGACAACCAACACCACTGGCACAGGCACCCTGACCCTGGCCGGTGCTGTTGCTGGGTTCCAGTCGTTCTCGGCAGTCGGGAACGGCAATACGACCTACTACACCATCACCAGCGGCAACGACTGGGAAGTGGGCATCGGCACATACACGGCGTCCGGCACTACTCTTAGTCGAAACACTATCTTGGCATCTTCTGCGGCTGGAGCAGCTATCACGGTGGCTGCTGGTGCTAAGGTGTTCGTGGTTTATCCTGCAAGCAAAGCGGTTGCGCTTGATGCAAACGGCAACGCAAGCGTTGAAAATCTGTTTCTTGGCTACACCATAACCGTGTCTGCGGCAACAACCACCGCTCTCACCGCTTCGTCAAACTATTTCCAAAAGATTAGCGGCACTACCACTCACACTTTTACGCTGCCAGATGCTACTACGCTACCTCTGGGTGCGGCATATGTGTTTGACAACGACTCTACAGGGTCTGTGACGATCAATGACTTCGGCGCAACACTGGTGGACACGGTAACATCGGGTGCTATTGACTACTTGTTTCTTGAAGACAACTCCACTTCTGCGGGTGTTTGGGGCAAGTATTCATGGTTGCCTGCTGCGTTCAATTTCAGCTCGACCACCGCCGACTTCAACGGCGCTACTGTGGTGAACGGTTCAGCACAATATCTACCTTCGCTGTATTACCGAAATGACGTATCACGCACTCTTTCAAGCGCAACAGGCAACCAGTCTATCTTAGGAGCATCCACTGGAGCTGGCTTAACATCAGGCGTTACTTTGCTTGCAAACACGGTGTATGAAGTTGAGGGCGAGTTTGAACTTAGCACCTCCGGGACAACTTCGCACACAGAATCGTTTGGGTTTGTTGCTGCTGGTGGCCTTGTAGCTAACCGTGTGGGTATTGCTGTAAACAGACTTTCAGCAACAACAACATCGTCTGCATTGGGAACTTTCTTTACTTCGATTAGCGTCAGCGTAGTTACTGGGGCGCTGACTACAGCGCAAGCATCATCGTATCGTGTAAAGGGCACGATCGCTACAGGAGCGGGCGGTCAACTTAACCCCGTTATTGCGTTTTCAGCCGCGCCGGGGGGGACTATTGGGTTGAACATTGCTTGGTTTAAGTTTACACCTATAGCTCCGGCGACCTCGGCCAATAACGTTATCGGTACTTGGGCATAAGCCATGTTCGGGTACGGCTCATTCTCCGAGCTACCCTTCTCGGCGCTACCGGTTGTCACCGGCCCGGGTACACACGCCACCACTGGCGCCCTGACAGGCCAAGGCGCGGTGGTGTCCGGGTCGGCCCGGCGTTTCCGCACCCATACCAATACGGGCGCACTGGTTGGCCAGGGTGCAGTAGTCAATGGCACGGCCACACGCTCCACGGGTGCGATTACCCACACAGCCAGTGGCGCACTGACCGGCCAGGGCTCGACCATCGCGGGCACCGCCAAGCGGTTTGTCACCCACAGCAATACCGGGGCACTCGTTGGTCAAGGTTCAACGATTGCGGGCACCGCTGTTCACCGTACCCTGCACACAACCACTGGTGCACTGGCAGGCCCGGGTGCGGCGATTGTGGGTTCTGCCACCCGTACAACGCCTGCCGTTACCCACACCTCCACTGGCGTACTGGTGGGCGCTGGGGCCATTATTGCTGGGGCTGCGGTGCACTCCAGCCTCTATCCGAACCCCGCAGATGTGCGCGAAGGTGTACACTACGGCCCAGGTGGCATCTACGTTGGCACCTTGACCGTGCTTGCGGGCGATACAATAATCGCTCTACGCCCATTCACTGAAAGGCATTAAATGGCACTCACCCTCAAAGCAGTAACGACCCGTTTGGGGTATCAGCAGATCACCTCGCTGAGTGCCGCCACCGGCCTGACTGTACCCCAAGTTGACCTCAACGGCCTGGCCTGCAAGCCCAGTATCGCCATCATTACCGCCGAGACACAGGCTGTGCGCTGGCGCGACGATGACGTGAACCCCACGGCCACCGTGGGTATGCCACTGGCATCTGGCGCCACGCTGCAATACGACGGCGATCTCACCAAGATCAAGTTCATTGAGCAGACCGCCAGTGCCAAGATCAACATCACTTACTACGCTTGAGGCTTGCCATGAACGTCCATGATTCTTCCGGTGGCATCGACCAAAACAAGTTTCTGGAGTACATCATCAACCAGTTTCCGGGTGACCTGAAGCTGATGATTGAGGTGCGTGACGAGTTGGCGCAGCGCCAAGGTGCTTTGAGCGCGGCTCAGTTGGCCCTGAATGACCGTGAAGCGGCGGCAAAGGAGCTGGCAGAGGCTAAGGTGGCTGCGGCTGAGATGGTCGCCGATGCCAAGGCTAAGGTTGCCGAGCTAAGGCCAAGAAAGTGGTGCTCGATGCCCGTGAGGAAACCATCGACAGCCGGGAAAAGCTGATTGCCAAGGAACTGACCGAGCGTGACACTGCTGTGTCGACCCGTGAGCGCCAGGTGGACGCCGATCAGGCCCGGCTGCTGTCGTTTGACAAGACCCTGCAACTCAAGGCTGCGGCTCTGGAGGCCGACCGGGCTGCTCTGGACGCACGAATCAAGGCATTCCAAGACAAAGTGGCTGCTCTGAGCGCCTAAAGGACTGACATGACTGGCATCAAAATCTCCGAACTCCCAGTTGCAAGCACGCTGACGGGTGCAGAGCTGATTCCAGTCGTGCAGTCGGGTGCGACAGATCAGACAACGGTTTTGGCTGTTGCCAATACCGTAAAACCACAATTTTCTGCAAACACTGGATCTTCCCTTGTCGGATTTTTGCCGTCCGGCACTGGAGCAGTAGCTACTACGGTACAGACGCAACTCCGAACAGTGTCTCCCTACGCAGAGTCAGCAGCAAAAGGAAACGACAAACGGCTTTTTGCGAACCAACTGATCGTGTTTTGCGGTGACTCCACCACAGAGCAGGGACAGGTGGCAAACCGTGGAGGCTTGTACGACCGCTTGCTGACATTTCATGGTGCATCGGGTGGCCCTCTGGAGGGCATTAAGGGCGTGGTCAACTACGGCATGAGTGGCTACAAGCTGACCCAGTTTGTAAATGATGCAGCTAACCCGGCATTTGTCGGAGCTTCTGCGGGTAACGCAAACTGGGACTTTGCCGGAAACAAAACATTTGGCTACTATGGAGGCGTCCCGCTGGATGATGCTGTGAAAATCGGCGGTGACATTTATGTCATCTGCTATGGCATCAATGACCTGATTTTGACAACTACCGGTACCGGCTCTCAAACAGATATGGAAACATATCTGATCGGCTTGCTGAATACCGCAGTTGATCGCTTGCGTACCGCACTGCCACGGGCGCGCATCGTACTGCGTCCACCCAATCCAATGACCTCTCGCCCGTATAACCCGGCGAATGGTTTTCCGTCACCGACCATTTATCCTACGTTTGGTTCCAATGGCGCAGTCGATTCCGCGCTGGTTACAACGTGGAACGCGGCCCTTTACAACGCATACCGAACGGTTGCTCAGACCAATCGGTTTGTTGACTTCTTGGATGTATGGAACATGGTCGCCTATAACTGGGACCCTGCCACTGTTCCCGCCAATCAGAACCCTTATGCTTGGGACTTGGTGCATCCAAACAACGCAGGATACAAGGCCGTTGCAGATGGCCTTGTCTTGCTGCTAACCGGAACACGCTTTGGTTACTCTCAGCCTCGCGCAACGCAAGCCGAAGGGATGGTGACGTACTTCGGTCAAACCGCAATCGAATACTACAACTACTACCCGGAAGGGCCGAATTACATAAAGCTGTTTGAGGCTCCGGGAACAGTCACCGCGACTTACATCGACATCGATGTTCCTTTGTCGAAGTTCCTGTCGATCCTGAACGGGATCACGTCGCTGTCGTTCCGGCTTGCCAACAAGTCGTCGGGGACAATTTCGTTTTCGCTTGCCAACGTGACTGACCCCACTGGGGGCGGCACAACCACTCGCATCTCCAGCATCACAGTTGCGGCCAGCAAAGTGGGCACTGGAGTCGTGGCGCTGTACCAAGACAAAGTTTCCATCCCAGGATCGATTGTTACTCGGAGCAGTGGAACGTTGAGCGTGGTGGTATCCGCCGGTACTGGAAATTCGACGTTCACGATTCCGACCGCAGGTACATATATTGTGACGCTTAACGCCCGCGCAGGAGATTACAACCATGCCCGCCTTGGAACGTATTTCATTACGTTTGATGACGCATCGACAAACGACTTCACATCAACGCAACTGATCGGTTCGCAAATAACAAAGGGTGCTTCTGCTCCAACGGCACTATCTTGCACGGTCACGAATGTCGGTGTTGTAACTGTCACGATCAGCGCCAGCAATACAACTTGGCCGGTTGATTACACCTATTCACGACTCGCTTGATGACTACCCTCATTCAACTCTTGAAGTCCCGCACAGTATGGTTCGCCCTGCTGCTGGCGGTGTTGTTGGTAGCTGGTGAAAAGTGATACATTAAAGAACCCGTACTGGTGAGGCTCACCAGGGAATCCCAAGGATTCACCAAATGACAGATGAAGTCCAACAAGACTTAGCGGAAGCACCCGCGCCGGAACAGGTAGCAACGGCTGCACCTGAGACCGAAGTTACAACGCCGGAGACACCGAAAGAAGCACCCAAGACCTTCACACAAGAAGAACTGGACGCAGCAATCGGTAAGCGCCTCGCAAGAGAGCAACGTAAGTGGGAACGAGAACAGGCACAGCGACAAGCCGAACAGCAAGTCCTGAGAGCTGCTCCAGCAGACGTACCGCCTGCCGATCAGTTTGAGTCTCCAGAGGCCTATGCGGAAGCACTGGCGCTCAAAAAGGCTGAAGAACTGATTGCCAAGCGTGAAGCTGCCAAGCAGAAGGCCACTGTTATCGAAAGCTACCACGAGCGTGAGGAAGAAGCTCGGAGCAAGTATGACGACTTTGAACAAGTCGCTTACAACCCGAACGTCAGAATCACGGATGTGATGGCCGAGACTATCCAAGCCTCGGAAGTTGGTCCCGATGTAGCCTACTACCTCGGTGCGAACCCCAAGGAAGCGGATCGTATCTCCCGCCTGTCGCCCTTTTTGCAGGCAAAGGAAATCGGACGGATTGAGGCCAAATTGGTCGATGCCCCTCCGGTGAAGAAAACAACTTCTGCGCCAGCACCTATTAGTCCGGTAACGGCCCGTGCATCAGGAAGCCCGGCTTATGACACGACAGACCCCCGGTCCGTCAAGTCCATGAGCACCTCGGAGTGGATTGAAGCCGAACGCCAACGCCAGATGCGTAAGTACGAAGCGCAGCGCCGCTAACTTTTTGAAAGGACATTATGTCTAATAGCATTCTCACGATCGACATGATCACACGCAAAGCGTTGGAGATCCTCGAAAACAACCTGGTGGTCACCCGTAACGTGAACCGTCAGTACGACGACAGCTTCGCTGTTGAAGGTGCCAAGATCGGTTCTACCCTGCGTATCCGTCTGCCTGACCGCGCTCTGGTGACTGACGGTGCCGCCCTGCAAACTCAGGACGACAACGAACAGTACACCACCCTGTCCGTGGCTTCGCAAAAGCACATTGGTGTTAACTTCACCAGCGCCGAACTGACGATGCAGTTGGACGACTTCGCTGACCGTGTGCTCAAGCCGCGTATCAGCCAGTTGGCCGCTTCCATCGATGCAGACGTGTGCAACGCCTACAAGACCATCGGTAACAGCGTCGGCACCCCCGGCACCACGCCCGCTACTTCGCTGGTTCTGCTGCAAGCGCAACAGAAACTCAACGAAAACGCTGCTGTGATGTCGCCGCGTTACGCCACCGTCAACCCGGCTGCTAACGCTGGCCTGGTCGAAGGCATGAAGGGTCTGTTCAATCCCACCGACACCGTGTCCCGCCAGTTCAAGAACGGCATGATGGGTACCGGCGTTCTGGGCTTTGACGAGATCAACATGTCTCAGTCGATCAAGCAGTTCACCACTGGTTCGCGTACCGCTACTGGCGGCACGACCTCTGCTGCCGTGACCTCTGAAGGCGCAACCACCATCGCCATCACTGGTGCTGGTGCCGCTGGTACGATCAAGGCTGGTGACGTGTTCACCGTTGGCGGCGTGTATGCGGTCAACCCGCAGACTCGTGAATCCACTGGTTCGCTGTTCCAGTTCGTGGCTTTGGCTGACGTGACTCTGGACGGCTCTGGCGCTGGTAACGTCACCGTGTCTCCGATCTACTCGGCTGCTCACGCTCTGGCCACCGTGCTGACTCTGCCCGCCACCTCGCAGGCCGTGGTGTTCTTGGGTACTGCCTCCACTCAGTACGCTCAGAACCTGGTGTACCACAAGGATGCGATCACCTTCGCTACCGCCGACCTGTTGCTGCCGCAAGGCGTCGACATGGCCAGCCGCGCCGTCCACAATGGCATCAGCCTGCGCGTTGTTCGTCAATACGACATCAACAACGACCGTATGCCCTGCCGTATCGACGTGCTCTACGGTTACAGCACCATCCGTCCTCAGATGGCTTGCCGTCTGTGGGGCTAAATTGAAATGGGGCTTCGGCCCCTTTCTGCGTAAACTCTTTGAAAGGAAATCATCATGGCTATTCCTAATGGCGGCGGCGGTCAACAAATCGGTGCTGGCAATCCCGCTGAAACAATCATGGGCCGTCTGGCTGCACCCCAGACTGCAACCGCAACTGCAACCCTGACGGCTGCTCAAGTGACCGGCAACTGGCTGGTGGCTAACCCCTCCACCACTGCTGCCACTTACACGCTGCCCACCGCTGCGCTGATTGACGCTGCTGTTCCCAACGCCTCCACTGGCAGCACGTTCGATCTGTATGTGGTCAACACTGGCACCTCCACCGGCACGGTGACCCTGGCTACCGCCACGGGTATCACTGACGGCGGCAATGCTTTTGTGGTGGTCGCTGCTACCTCGAGTGCTCTGTTCCGGTTCCGCAAGACCGGTGACGCAGCCTGGTCGGTCTACAAAGTGGCCTAAAAAGAAGGGGCTTCGGCCCTTTCTTTCCTTTAAGGAACCAACATGGCAAACACCAAACCGATTGGCGTGGCATACACTGACCAAGACATCATTGGCTCGGATAACATCCTGTCCAGTGGCACCTTGGGTTACACCATCGCAGCAGAAGGCAGCGTTACTCAGGCGACCAGCAAGTCGACTGGCGTGACTCTGAACTACTCGACTGGTACGATCACCATGAACAACGCTGCGCTGGCTACCGCCACCAACGTGTCGTTCACGCTGACCAATTCGTACATTTCTGCCAACGACACCGTGATCCTGACGCAAGTCAGTGGCGCGGCATCTGCTGGTAGTTATAACGCTTGGGTTTCGTCCTTGGCCGCAGGCAGCTGTGTCATCACGGTGCGTAACATCACCGCTGGCTCGTTGTCCGAAGCCCTGGTGCTGAACTTCGCACTGATCCACGCTCAGTAATATGGACGGGGCTTCGGCCCCGCCTTTTATATGCCAGTCATCTACATGAAACATCCAATCCACGGTGCCAAAGTGGCAACGCTGGAAGCTGAAGCCGTTTATGATGAACAAAGCGGCTGGGTGCGCTACAATCCCGAAACACCTTCGGATGACGAAGAAGTGGCATCCGAGAACACCCTCCGGCTGAAACGCAAGTACGTCCGTAAAGCGGAGCCACAGACAGAAGGAGTCTAAATGTCCACTACCGCAGGGGATCAGATCAATGGGGCCTTGCGGCTGCTAGGCATACTGGCCGAAGGTGAAACCCCGTCGGCAGAGACTTCTCAGGACGCGCTGGTTGCGCTAAATCAACTTCTGGACTCGTGGAATACCGAGCGTCTGATGATCTACAACACCATCGACCAAGTGTTCACATGGCCTGCTGGTGAGATCACCCGCCACCTCGGCCCCACTGGCGAGTTCGTGGGCCTGCGCCCGGTGCAGTTGGATGACTCCACCTACTATCGCGACCCGGGCACCAACGTCAGCTTTGGCATCAAGTTCATCAACCAGCAGCAGTATGACGGCATCGCGGTCAAGACCGTGACCTCGACGTACCCGCAGGTGATGTGGATCAACATGGAGTACCCGGACATCTCCATGACCATCTACCCCAAGCCCACGCGGGACTTGGAGTGGCACTTCATCTCGGTGCAGGAGCTGGCGCAGCCTGCCTCGCTGTCCACTGCTTTGGCGTTCCCACCGGGCTATCTGCGGGCATTCCGCTACAACCTGGCCTGTGAGTTGGCGCCCGAGTTCGGCGTGGAGCCCCCGCCCACTGTGGCGCGAATCGCCATGACATCCAAGCGCAACCTCAAGCGCATGAACAACCCGGATGACATCATGTCGATGCCGTACTCGCTGGTGGCGACTCGTCAGCGGTTCAATATTTACGCGGGCAATCTGTAATTACTAGATGGTGCAAGCAGCATGATGCAATCTTTTGGCGCCAAGGTATGCTGCATGAGCTTCTTCGGGGGTGGCGTAATCGCCAAGCCACCGGGTTTTGCTGTTGACGGTAATGTTTGCTCTCCATTTGTTTTGGTACCAGATCACACCCATGAAACCGGACTTGTTGCGTATATTAGGTTTGCGAACATTTTGCGAGTTGCCATCAAAAAACACATCTCGCAGGTTTTCAATTCTGTTGTCAGATTTGTCACCGTTGATATGGTCAATAACGCCATTTGGCAATTTACCGTGAACGTACAACCATGCAAGCCGGTGGGCTTTGTATATCTTGCGTTTGATGCCAATCGTCCTGTATCCTTTTTTGTCAACGATGCCAGCAACATCTCCGGCTTTGACCGCTTTGCTTGGACGAACTATCCAGATAAACTCTCCGGTATCGGGGTTGTAGCTCAAAAGATTGCGAAGTTCCTCTGCTGTCATGTTGGGCCTCCTGTGATGATGTCCAATACTAACACAGGAATTACTAAATGAAATCCCCGATTCTCGGCTCCAGCTACGTTGCCCGCAGCGTCAATGCCGCCGACAACCGGATGGTCAACTTGTTCCCCGAGGCCATCCCCGAGGGCGGCAAGGAGCCGGGCTTTCTGAACCGCGCCCCAGGATTGCGGCTGCTTGCCAACATGGGCGACGGGCCTATCCGTGGCCTGTGGTCGTTTGGCTCCTACGCCTACGCGGTCAGTGGCGACACGCTCTACAAGATAAGCAGCACCTACGCCGCCACGGCGCTGGGGCTCATCAGCGGCACCGGCCCGGTGTCCATGAGCGACAACGGAACCCAGTTGTTTGTGGCGGCGAACCCTAACGGCTACATCTACAACGCCACCACCAACGTTTTTGCGCAGATCACCGATCCGGACTATCCCGGCGCCGTGACCGTGGGCTATCTGGACGGGTACTTCGTGTTCAACGAGCCCAACAGCCAGAAAGTCTGGGTCACCAGCCTGCTGGATGGCACCCAGGTTGACCCGTTGGACTTCGCCAGTGCAGAGGGCTCCCCTGATGGCCTAGTGGCCGTCATGGTGGACCACCGCGAGGCATGGCTATTCGGCACCAACAGTGTCGAGGTCTGGTATGACGCCGGGCTTGCCGACTTCCCGCTCCAGCGTATCCAAGGCGCTTTCAACGAGATTGGCTGCGCCGCTGCGTACTCAGTTGCGAAGTTGGACAACGGCCTGTTCTGGCTGGGCGCTGATGCCCGTGGTAAGGGCATCGTTTACCGCTCCAACGGCTACACCGGTCAGCGTATCAGTACCCATGCCGTCGAGTGGCAAATCCAGCAGTACAGCAATCTCAGCGATGCGGTGGGCTACACCTACCAGCAGGATGGCCATGCCTTCTATGTGCTGAACTTCCCCACTGCCGATACCACTTGGGTTTACGATGTGTCCACCCAAGTCTGGCATGAGAGGGCAGGGTTTTCCCTAGGTGACTTCACCCGGCACCGTGGCAACTGCCAAGTGGCGTTCAATGGCGAGATCATCGTCGGTGACTACCAGAACGGCAACATCTACGCCTTTGACCTGAATGTGTACGCTGACAATGGCGACATTCAGAAGTGGCTACGGTCCTGGCGGGCACTCCCTACGGGACAGAACAACCTCAAGCGCACGGCGCAGCACAGCCTGCAACTTGACGCCGAGGCTGGTGTGGGTCTGACTGGCATCGACCCAACGGAAGTAGGCGACCTGTCTGCACTGCTGACCGAGGCCGGGCTTGACCTGCTCACCGAGTACGGCTCCACGATCACCACGTCTGTGACCACCACAGAAGGCGTTATTCCCCGGGTGATGCTGCGCTGGAGCGATGACGGTGGTCATACATGGAGCAACGAGCACTGGACCTCGATGGGCAAGCTCGGTGTCTACGGTCAGCGGGTGATCTGGCGCCGTCTGGGCATGACGCAGAAACTGCGTGACCGTGTGTATGAAATATCGGGTACAGATCCGGTGAAGATCGCCATCATGGGCGCTGAACTACTGCTGAGTGGCACCAATGGCTAGTGCACTTGACATCACCAATATCCCGCCGCCACGGGTCAGCCTGATTGACCCGCGCACGGGGCTCATGTCGCGGGAGTGGTATCGGTTCTTCTTGAGCCTGTTTCGCCTGACGGGTGAGGGCACCAACGACAACACGCTGACCGATTTGCAGCTTGCTCCGCAGCCGCAGAACAGTAATGATCTGGTGATTGCTGTTTTGGCAAGCCTGGGTGCCAACAATGGTGCAGTGACCATCGACCAGGTTGCCGAGATGATGAAGCGGGTGGATGCACTCGAGGCCGCACCAATTATCACGCCCCACTTGGACCGTAAGGCCTTCGGCGTGTTCACCGACAGCACCACGCAGACCGCTGCCGCCATCAACACAGCCACCGGAGTGAAGTTCAACACCACGGGCAACAGCCACGGTGTTTACATTGGCTCACCCACTTCCCGGGTGTATGTGGACCGTCTGGGCACCTACAACTTCCAGTTCTCGATGCAACTGGACAAGACTGGCGCCAGTGCCAAGAACGTGTGGATTTGGTATCGCATCAACGGTGTAGACGTGGCCAACAGCGCCACCAAAGTGACTTTGGCGGGCTCAAGTGCAGCAACGGTGGCGGCATGGAACTTTGTGCAGGAAATGAACGCAGGCGACTACTTTGAGTTGATGTGGTCAACTGATGACACTGGTTGCATAATCGAAGCAGCGGTGGCAGCGGCCCCGGTGCCTGCGATTCCGTCTGTGATTCTGACCGTCACGGACAACATAACGACAGAAGGACTCTGATATGAGCGTGAACCTTTCCCCACTAGGCGGTGCCGGTTGGCAGTTTCTGGACAACAGCGGCAACGTGCTGACGGGTGGCCTGCTGTACTCCTACGCCGCAGGCACCACCACTCCGCTGACCACTTACCAAGATGCTCTGGGCGCCACGCCCAACAGCAACCCGGTGGTCATGGACGCCGCTGGTCGCCCCGCTGCTGAGATCTGGCTCACCGCTGGCCTGAACTACAAACTGGTGCTTAAGACCTCCACCGGCACCACGCTGGGTACTTGGGACAATATCAGCGGCGGCACCGATGCCACCGCTGCTGTGCTGGCTCAGTTGGCCGCATCGGGCGGTTCGTCGCTGATTGGGTATTTGCCTAGCGGCACTGGAGCAGTGGTTACTACTGTCCAGACTAAGCTCAGAGAGAGTGTTAGTGTTAAGGACTTTGGTGCTAAGGGGGATGGCACTGATGAGTACACAAAGATTCTTGCCGCATGGACATATTGCCTTGCTAATGGAAAAGACTTGTACTTTCCGGCAGGTATTTATAGCAGTGGCACAAACAATATGCCTTTCAAAAATACCACATACCCTGCTGTGTCGTTGTTGGATTGTGGGAACATCACAATTTATGGTGATGGGCCAAACACTATCTTGCGTTCTGATTCGGTTGCTGGTGCAGACGTCTTAAACTTGTACTCGGTAAAAAACCTGCACATTCGCAACATGATGGTAAAAGCAGCCATCTCCGGCAGTTTCGCTGGATCAAATGGAGTTTCCGTTGTTGGCGGATTTGACAACATCACGCTGGATCACATCTGGTGCGAAAACTTGCCTTATGTGGACAAAGCATCTTATCTGGATGGTGGTAAAGCTCTTACTATCCAACCAGGCACTCCATCTACAGAATGTGGAACACTAAAAGCAACCAATATTTTTGCTAATGGTTGCGTGTATGGCGCAGGTCTTGAAGTTGATTTGGTGAATTGGTCAACCAAGGCACACGCAATTGAAATTGATGTCGTTGCAGAGGATTGCTACGAAGGCGTGATCTTCTCTGCTGGGGCTGCATCTGGCGCTCTCACTGCTGGCATGACGATGGGCTACAAGGTGAAAGCCCAGATCATCAACTGCCAACGGAATGTGATTATCGGGCGCGCACATGGTGTCAATATCGAAGCCAACATCATCACGACCAAGACCAAAGCGGCTCGCCGACTGAATCCATCTGGCGGTACTTGGAATAGTGTGGACTCAGTTGTCGATGGACTCGCTGTCATATACGCAAAAGATTCTCAAATCAACGTATATGGAGATGTCGGAGCCTGCGATTACAAAGCACAAATTGGCGGTGCGGCGCAGGGGTCTTCAGGTCTAAATGGCGCAACCGAATTCAGCGACATTTATCTTGATCTGGGGGCACTTCCAGTTCTTCTGATATTGCTGCAATTGACTTTGGCGGTAACACGCTTGCCAATAGCAGGCTGACCGTCACTTCGGTTACCGGAACAATTCCTTCCGATTTCTTTGCTGGCAGTAAGGCCAATGATTTGGTTTCAATTGGTCAGTACACCAAATTGCAGGCGCTTCGATTTCCTGCTGCACAAGTTTCTTCTGCTGATGTCAACACTCTGGACGACTATGAAGAAGGCAGTTTCACCGCAGTCCTAGCGGACACCAGCCTCGGACCATCCAGCGAAGGCTCCACTTACGCCAACAATACCGGCTACTACACCAAGGTCGGTAACTTAGTTACCTTCAATCTATACATCGCGCTTACTTCGCTTGGAACCCTGACGACAACAGACCCAGCATTCATACTCGGCCTGCCATACCCGGCGCTCCTGACAAGCGGCAATCTGTCCGCGTGTTCTATCGGCTACGCATCAGGTCTTGCGTTGTCTGCTGGTGAAATTCCGATAGCCCGCGTCGGCTCTGGCGAGCAGTACATCACTCTCAATAAGTGGCCCGCAGCAGGTACTTCTGGCAGCAATGCGTTGACAGTTGCCAACGTAAGCGCAACTGGGGTGTTGGTTATTTCCGGTTCGTATCGCACAGCTACTTAATCAACATCTAAGGAACCACTATGACCGTAACCGCCAAGGTTCTCATCCCTGCCAAGATTGCCGAGGCAGCGCAGACCACGCAATACACGGCGACCAACCTGAGCGCCATCATTGACAAGTTCACGGCCACCAACTACTCGGCGGCAGCGGCTACCATCAGCGTCAACTTGGTGACGGCTGCGGACACCGCTGGCAACCAGAACTTGATTACCAAGACCAAGACGCTCCAGCCAGCGGAGACCTACACGTTCCCCGAGCTGGTGGGTCATGTGTTGGGCGTCAATGGGTTCATCAGCACCTTGGCAGGCACGGCGACCTCGATCAACATCCGCGCTTCTGGCCGCGAGGTGACCTGATGCGGGTAATGTACGGCGCTGGGTTTGAGGTTGAACGCCCCAAGCCCATGTTGGAAAAGGTGCAGGCGCTCCAGGTGGAGTTGTCCAAGCTGCCCCAGTACGAACCAGAAACCAAGCACTATTTCCACGGTGGGATGTACTGCCGCGAGGTGTTTCGTCATGCCGGGGTGCTAGTGGTGGGCGCCGTGCATAAAAAGAGCATTTTTACCTCATCGTGTCTGGTACAGTATCAATTACCACCGATGACGGTGTGCAGCGGGTAACGGGGCCGCACTTATTCCTAAGTAAACCCGGCACCAAGCGTGCTGTCTATGCCGAAACAGACGCAGTGTGTATGACGTTTCATGCGTTGGCAGCGACTACCGTCGAAGAGGCCGAAGCAGAACTGGTGGAGCCAGAGCAGGGTAACATGTATGCCCCTGGTAACCTTATCAAATCAGAGCCGCTGGAGGTGATCAAATGACTTTTTGGGTAGCAGGTGCAACCGTCGTAGGCGGACTTATTGGGGCCTCTGGTCAACGCAGCGCAGCAAGCGCACAAGCCGACTCTGCGGCCAACGCTCAGGCTCTCCAGAAGCAGATGTATGACGAGCAGGTCAAACGGAACCAACCGTTTGCCGAGGCTGGTCTAACTGCTCAGAATCGGCTCATGGAGTTGATGGGGCTGGGCGGCAACGCTAATGCAGAAGGATACGGTAAGTATTCCCGTGACTTTGGTATGCAGGACTTCCAAGCCGACCCGGGCTATGCGTTCCGCGTGGCAGAGGGTCAGAAGGCGCTGGACCGGCAGGCAGCGGCCCGTGGTGGCTTGATCTCCGGTGGTGCTCTGAAAGCGGCCCAGCGGTACGGGCAGGACATGGGTTCGCAAGAATACATGAATGC